TGAGGCCGAAAAACAAAGGCGAATAAACCGGCGGCCCCAAACTCGGCCCTCAGTCCGGTAACGGGTGACGCGGCCGTTACCGTGGGGGCATGTCGCAAGGCCCGACTCACTGCATCTGCGGAGCGCCCCTGCCACCTCAGCCACGTACCGGCAGGCGTCGCCGCTGGTGCTCCGACGCCTGCCGTCGGCGGCACGAGCGCAACGTCGGCCCCTACCCAGCCACCGAGGTCCCGCGCGTCACCGCCGACGAGCTGCGCGGCCTACTGGGTCCGAGCGCCGCCGACCCGGCCGAGGCGGCGACGCGCTGCATCCTGCTGGCGCGCAGTTGCGCCGCGGCCTTCTCCACGGTCGCGACGAAGGCCCCGCCGGCGCTCGCGCTCCGCTGCGATCGCGCCGCCAACGGGATCGCCCGCGTGATCCGTCGCGAGTTCAAGGTACGCCGATGAGCCGCGGGCGCAAACCGAGCCCCAAGGCCCAACGCCAAGGCACCGCGAAGAGCCGCAAGAAGACGGAGATCGTCCCCGTCGAATACTCGCAGGCCTTCCCGCTCAAGGCTGCGGCGAACATCCCCGCCCCGCCCTCCCTGCCTGAGGAGGCGCACGATCTCTGGCGCGTGATCTGCACCGAGGTCGCGCGCCACGAACTGCGCCAGGGCGACATGCCGCTCGTCGAGCAGCTCTGCGTCGCGGCGTACCGACACCGCCAGGCGGCGCTCTACATCAACAAGCATGGCCTCATCGTCGAGACCGAGTTCGGGACGGCGCGGAACCCGATGCTCTCCGTCGAGCGCGAGTCGGCCAACCTCTATCTCAAGCTCGCCAACGCGCTAGGGCTCTCGCCCGAGGCGCGCGTGCGCCTCGACCTCATGCAGATCGCCGGGCAATCGCTGCTCGCCACGCTCAAGGCAGAGCTCGACGGCGTGGTCGTCGATGGCTAGGTACTCCCGCGAAGGCCTGCGTCGCGCCGAGCGTGTGCGCACGTTCCTGCGCACGCACATCGTCCATCCGGACGGAGCCGTCGCGGGCAAGCACTTCGAGCTCGAGGACTGGCAGTGGGAGAAGCAGATCCTGCCCGTCTACGGCAGCCTCAATCGCCGCGGCCGGCGCAAGTACACAAGGGCGCTCTTCGGCGTGCCGCGCTGGCACGACAAGTCGACCATGGCGGCAGCGCTCGCGCTCTATCACCTGGCCGCCGAGCCCGTCTTCGGCGCCGAGGAGTACGCCGTCGCCACGACGCAGCAGCAGGCGGGCATCGTGTTTCGCAAGGCGCGCCGCATGGCCCTCGCTGACCCCCTGCTTGCCCGCGTGCTCGACACCAAACGCGCGATCATCGAGGTGCGCGAGACGGGGGCCACCTTCCAGGCCATGCCGCACGACGCCGACACGGCGCAGGGCTACCACCCCGCGTTCGCCGCGATCGACGAACTCCACGTCCACAAGACGGAGGGCATGCTCAACGCCATGATCTCAGGCTCGGCCGGATTCCCCGAGCCGCTGATCTTGGTCATCACGACGGCCGGCGAGAAGCGCAGCGGCGTGTGGTGGGAGACCCGCCGGCGCTGGAAGGACGATCCCAACGCCTACCTCTACTGGGTCGGGGCCTCCGACTCTGACGATGCCACCGACCCAGACGTGTGGCGCAAGGCGAACCCAGCCTCGTGGATCACCGACGAGATCCTCCAGCGCCAGTTCCACTCCCTCCCGCTCGCCGAGTTCGAGCGCTACCACCTGAACCGCGCTCCGCAGAAGGGCCGTGCGGCGATCTTCACCGAGCAGCACTGGGCTGCCTGCGGCGCGTTGCCCGTCATCGACCCTGAGCGCCCCTGCGTGATCGCCGTTGACGCCTCGCTGCGTCGCGACCACACTGCCGTCGTGCTCGACCAGTTCGACGAGCAGAAGCGCCACAACGTGCTCTGCTTCACCTTCACCGCCGAGGACGACGACTCGATCATGGGCGCGATCGACCACGACGAGGTCGGAAACCTGCTGCGCGAGCTGGCGAGCGCCTACAAGGTAAGGCGCGTGCCCTGCGACCGCGCCTACTTCGTGCTGACCATGCGCCAGCTTCTCGCCGAGGGCCTGCCGATCGAGGAATTCCCGCAGACCCATCAAAACATGGCGCGCGCTTGTCAACGGATGTACGACGCCGTGACGGAGGGCCGCATGGCGCACGGAAACGATCCCGTGCTCGCCGGGCACGTCATGGACGCCGCCGTCAAGGAGACGTCCTTCGGCTGGCGCATCACGAAGGCCGACGCCGCAGCCCACATCGACGCTGCCGTCGCACTTGCCATGGCGGTCGACATCGCCGAGGCCGAAGCCGGCCGCCGGCCTCCCGGCGTCCTGGTCGGGTGACGGCTCCCCCACGATAGACGCGAGCGTTACCCGACGCCAGGAGATGCGCATGCGCAAGATCCGTCAGCTCATCGACACACTCGCCCGCGAGACCGTCGTCGTCCACCTCGACGGCGACGAGTCAATCAAGGGCGTCCTCCTCGAGGTCTACGAGGACAGCGTCGTGCTCAAGCACGCCGCGAGCCTCTGGAGCGGCGGCGAAACGAAGATCGACGGCGACGCCGTCGTGCCGCGTGGTCGCATCCTCTGGCTGCAGCGCCTCACTGAGCCCGAGGTCGCGCAGTGAGCGTTATCGTGAGCGGCGGACGAAACCGGCGCGTCGGCCGCAAGAGCTTCCCCTTCGCCACCGCCGGCATGAGATACGACTACACCGTGCCGCACACCGTCGACCTACTGCGCGGTGGTCTCACGGCGACCTACGAGGCGATCGTCAAGAGCCAGCCCTGGGTCTTCTCTGCCGTCGCCAAGCTCACCTTCTGGAGTGCGCGCATCCCGTTCAAGGTCTACGACGGTGAGCTTTCCGACGAGCGCCAGCGCGTCTACGAGGGCGACCTCGCCCGGCTTATGAAGGTGCCGCACAAGCGCTCGCGCTGGGTGAGCTACGCCCAGGACCTCTACTGGGACTACTTCACTCACGGCAACGCCCTCGAGGTGAAGTACCGCTCGAGCGCCGGAGCGCCACCCGAGGAGCGCTGGGTCATCCCCTGGAAGTACGTCCAGCTCGTGCTCGACGCCTCAGACCGCATCGCGGGCTACAAGGTCCAGCTCGGGGGCAAGACCTGGGCGCTCACGCCCACAGACGTCGTTCACTATCACTGGCCGCGCGGCATCGCGCCGCTCGAGGCGCTGCGGCGCACGATCCAGGTCGAGGACGCCGCCCTCACCTACCAGGCCGCCTCGCTCGAGCAGGGCATCACGCCGCGCGCCGCCTTCACAACCGACGGCGATCCCAACGAGTCCGACCTGCAGCGCCTGCGCGAGGAGCTCGGCAAGCTCTACGCGGGCCCAGAGGCGGGAGCCAAGTTCGCCCTCCTGCACTCCGGCCTCAAGTACGACAAGCCGATCGGCGTCTCCGCTGTCGACCTGGCGCTCGTCGACCAGCGCAAGCTCAGCCGCGAGGAGGTCGCGAGTGCCTTCGACATCTCGCCGCCCTTCCTCGGGATCCTCGAGCGCGCCACGTTCAACAATGTCGAGGAGCTGCGCGAGAGCATGTACGTCGACTCACTCGGGCCCAAGCTCGACGACGTGCAGGCGACGATGCAGGCGCAGCTCGTCGATGACGAGCCCGTCTGGGAGAGCGCCGGCTACTACGTCGAGTACGACATGGGCGCCATCCTCAAGCCGAACCCCGAGGGCCAGGCTCGGCAGGCGCTCATGGAGCAGCAGGCCTCGACGACGACGATCGACGAGCGCCGGCGGCTGCGCAACCTGCCGCCGCTCAACATCCGCGGCGTGAGCGACACGGTGCTCGTGCCGGTCAACATGGTCCCGGCCGGCGCCGAGCCGAAGCCCGAGCCGCCCGAGAGTGCGTCGCGCACCCTTGCCGACGACCTCACCGCCGCGGCCTTCGCCCATGGCGGGCAGCGGCGTGCCGACACCGGAGGTAACGAAGATGCCCCTGACTGAGTACAAGCGCGCCTCCGCGCCGATGGAGGTGCTCGAGACCAAGGCCATCGCCGGCCAGAAGGGCACCGTCGAGATGTTCGTCTCCGTCTTCGACGTCGTCGACTTCTCCGGCGACATCGTGCGCCCGGGTGCCTTCGAGAAGGCGCTGCAGCGCTGGAAGGAGAAGGGCGACCCGATCCCCTTCATCTGGAGCCACCGCTGGAGCGACCCCTACGCGCACATCGGCGTCGTGACCGACGCCGCGGAGCGCGAGGTCGCCGGCAAGAGCGGCCTCTGGGTGCGCGCGAAGGTGGACGTCGACCGGCCCTTCGCCGAGCAGGTCCACCACCTCATGAAGGGGCGCCGCGTGACCCAGGCCTCGTTCGCCTACAACGTGATCGAGGCCAAGAGCGTCACCGTCGACGGCGAGGAGGCGCGCGAGCTCCTCGAACTCGACCTCCTCGAGGTCGGCCCCACCCTGCTCGGCATGAACGAAGAGACCGAGCTGCTCATGGTCGCCAGCGCCGAGCACGCCCTGGCGCGGCGCAACAGGTCCGCAGACGAAGCCAAGAGCGACGAAGCCGACGAAGCCGGCGACGCCGGACAGGGGGCGCCCGGCGGGCGCGAGGCCGCTGTGGGTGACATGCCCCCCACACTGGACCAGCGAGCAGTACAGCGCCTCACCGAGCTGCTCACCAAGCCACGACATGGAGGCCTCTCGTAATGAGCGACTTCAAGACCACAGTGCGCGAGCTCGGCCGCGAGCTCGAAGCCAAGCAGGCTCAGGCCAAGACCGCCTGGGCAGAGTTCTCCACGCTGCGCGACGACGCAGCCAAGCTGGGCGCAGAGCTCGTGACCAACGAGGACGCCTTCACCAAGCTCGACGAGGCCGGCAAGGCCTACGACGGGATCTGCGACCAGATCAATGCCATGCAGGCCAAGTACAACCGCCTCATGGAGCTCGCCGCCGACGGCGCGCCGGCCATGCCGGCCACCGAGGCCAAGGCCGAGAAGCCCGAGCGTCCACAGACCCCCTTCGAGCGCTTCAAGGCCTCCATGGCCTGGAAGCACATCGACGAGCGCAAGGGCATGCAGTTCGGCGTCACCCCGTCAGCCGAGCTCGCCAGTGCCGTCGGGACCAAGACGCTCATGGACACGAGCGACTACCCGTCGATCAACTTCCAGCGCCCCGGGATCATCCCGCTGCCCCAAGCGCCGCTCAGCATCCTCGACGTCGTGCGCATGATCCCGACGGACAAGGAGACGATCGAGTACGTCTACGAGAAGACGTTCACGAACACCGCCGCTGAGACCGCCGAGGGCATCGACGCCTCCATCGCCAGCGAGGGCACGCTGGACTTCGACAGCGGGACCGTCTCCTGCAAGTGGATCCCGTTCGTGATCCCGAGCACGCGGCAGCTGCTCTCCGACGAGCCCCGCCTCGAGGCTTGGATCAACGAGCGCCTCGTGCGCGGCGTCAAGACCAGACTCCAGAGCCAGGTCATCAATGGCGGCGGGACCGCCGACCTCACGGGCATCGCCAACTGGGCAAGCATCCTCAGCCAGGACTGCGGCTCCGACGACGTGTTCGCGCACATCCACAAGGCGAAGACCAAGATCCTCGTCAACACCTACGCGAACTACGCCCCGAACGCGATCCTCCTGCACCCCGAGGACTACGAGCGCGTGATCCTCGAGGAGGACGGCGAGAACCGCTACTACTTCGGCGGGCCGCTCGCCGACGGCGCGCGCACGATCTGGGGCATGACCCCGATCGTCCACACTGCGGTCACCGAGGGCAGCCCGATCGTGCTCGACCTCTCGGTCGTCGAGGTCTACGTGCGTGAGGGCGTGCAGGTCAGCGTCAGCGACTCCCACGACGACTTCTTCACCAAGAACAAGCTCATGTGGATGGCGCAAGGCCGCTTCGCCAACCTCGTGACCCAGGCGAAGGCAGTCTGCGAGCTCACCGACTTCGGGAGCTGAGCGGACCCCCAGGACCGCCTAGCGCTCTACCGAGGGTGCCCGGTCGCATGACCGGGCGCCCTCGACCATAAGGCGATTCAGCCCGCGCGAGCCGCGTCTACGAACATCTGAGCATGCGCTGCGCCTTCATCCTCCCGCGCCGGCCGAACTTCGGCCCCGACCAGGACTACTGCGTCGGCAGCGCCTACAAGTACTCCGAACTGTTGCGGCGCATCTGCGAGGTCGACATCGTGCGCGCCGACGACCCTGAGCTCGCGGCGCGCGTACGCGCTGCCGACTTCGTCGCCGTGCGCGCCGACCGCTTCCGCCACTACGAGATCGCGCGGGGCCTCGGAGCGCCCTGGCTCACCTTCGCTCATGACCTTGCTGCCATGCGCGACCCCGAGACCCCGGCGGTGCGCGACGAGCGCGCCCTGCTCGAGGGCGCCTTCGGCGTCGTCTTTGTGACCGAGCCCCTGCGCGCCTGGGCGCGGGAGCGCTACCGCCTGCCAGCGTCGACAGTCATCCCCCTGCGCCCCCTGCGCGCCGACTTGGGCTTCGAGCCCCTCCCCAAGCGTCCCGGGCGCACCCTCGTGTACGCCGGCGGGATCGGCCCCATGCACGCCGCCAGAACGCCCTGGGGCTACCGCTCCAACCGGCTCATCTTCGAGGCCGCCATCGGCGGCGGGTGGCAGGTACACGTCTACCCGGTCACGAGCCGCGCCGGCGTCGATGACGAGTACCGCAAAGTGGGCTGCATCGTCCACAAACCCGTCACTGAGCGCCTCATCCTGCGCGAGCTCAGCCAGTACACCGCCGGTCTGCAGGTCTTCTGGACCGAGGGCGTCCCGCGCGCCGCCGTCGAGTACGCGCGCCTGGCCTGGCCGAACAAGGCCTGGCTCTACCAGGCCGCCGGGATCCCCACCGTCGGGACCAACCCCGGCTTCGAGGCGACGCGCTTCTACGAGGGCCGCTGGGGCATCGTTCTGGACTCGTGGATGGACCTCGAACGTCTCACCACGGCCGACCTTCCGGCGCTCGACGACAGCCTGCGCGCACGCGAGGTCGCCGACCGCGACCTACCGAAGTTGCGCCGCCTGCTCAAGCGCGTGACGCCGGCACCACACTGAGACGACAACCTAGACGGAGGACATCATGGCGCGGCAGTTCGTACTGACCAAGGTTCGCCTCTACGACTACAACGAGGCGACCAAGACGCGCCTTCTCGCCTACCCCGTCGGGGCTCAGGTGCCGCTCGCCGAGTACGAGCGCCTCGTGCGCATGAACAGTGCCGCAGCGGCGAAGCGCGTCGAGACCAAGGACGTGCTGCCCGAGGAGGTCGCAAGCAAGGCGGCCGCCGCCGCCCCCGATATCATCACCGTCCCTGAGCCCGACGACCCCAAGCCGAAGGCCGCGCCGCCCGCCTTTCACACCATGCTGCGGGCGCAGCTCCTCGTCGAGGCCAAGGCCCGCGGGCTCGAGGTCTCGACGCGCATGACCAAGGCGCAGCTCATTGAGCTCCTCGAGAAGGCGACGTCATGAGCGCAATCCCGACTGCGCAGCTCGACCGCGTCCTGCTCGGTGAGGCCGCGACGCTCACGCTCGCTCCCGTCGACCGCGACGGCACGGCCGTCGTCTGCGCGACCTCGGTCGCCGTGACGGTCAAGGACGGCGCTGGCGCGATCGTCGCGACGGGCGCGGGCACGCTGTCGGGCGACGGCAAGACGCTCTCCTACGTCGTCGACACCACCAAGCTCACAGCCTACGACACCTACACCGTCACCTGGGTGAGCTACAGCGGCACGCCGGCCGCGGCCGTCTCGTGGGAGACCAGTCTTGACGTCTGCGGCGGGCACCTCTTCACGATTGCCGAGTTCAAAGCCCGCGGCAGACGCCTCGACGAGCTCACTGCAGCGCAGATCCGCGCCGTGCGCGTGGTCGCCGAGGACCGCCTCGAGGAGGAGTGCGAGGTCGCCTTCGCACCGCGCGGCGGGCGCGCCACCGTCACCGTCGGCAACTGGCGTGACGAGACCTGCCTGCTCGTGCCGCACGTCGCCCTGCGCGAGCTCTACGGCGTGAGCGTCGACGACGGAGACACCGAGACCGCGCTCACCGAGGCCCAGCTCGCCACACTCCAAGTCGGCGACGAGCAGGTCGGCGGCGGCGTGGTCTTCTGCGAGGACGGGGACCTCTGGAGTGCGGGCGACGTCGTCACCCTGTACTACGCCCACGGCTACGACCGGCCACCCGCTCCCGTGACCAACGCCGCCCTGCTGCTCGCCAGCGAGTACGCGACGCCCGACGTCGCGCTGCCGGCGCGCGCGACCTCGCTCTCCACCGACCTCGGCGTCTTCCGCGTGAGCGTCGCCGGGCGCGAGCGTCCGACTGGCCTGCCCGAGGTCGACCGCGTGATCGAGCGCTACGGGCGTGCGAGGCCCGCCGTGGGATGACGACCTTCCGCGCAGCGCTGCCCGACGTACAGGACGCGGTCCTCACCGCGATCGCGGCTGCGCTCACGACGGCGAGCGTCGACGTGCCCGTCGACCTCGGCCACCCCGGCGTCGACCTGCGTGAGCGTCACATCTGGGTCGATGGCGTGTTCGAGGCCGACCTGCCGCGCTACATCTCCGGCGGCGAGCTGCGCGACGAGGGCGGCACGGTGCTTGTGCGCTGCGTCTGCACCGCGGCCGGCACCTGGGAGGACCTGCGCGACGACGCGCTCACGCTTGTCGGTTACGTCGAGGACGCGATCCACGAAGACCACTCCCTGGGCGGCGTCGTCCAGCGCGCCTTCATCACCAAGCTCGAGGGCGACTACGCGGTCCCCGACGAGTACCGGCGACAGTACGGCGTCACGGTGAGCGTGACCTACGAGATCCCCGTCGGCTCGGCGACCCCCTGACGCGGCGCGGGTGACGCACCCCGCACCATAGACCCATGGCAGCGCGCATGCGCATCCGAACCTCGACGCACGTCCACGGCGAGCTCGCTCTCGACAGTGGGCGCATCCACTACGACTACGGACCCGGCACGCACACCGCCTGGACAGACTCGGAGGCGGCGGTCTTCGCCCACCTCATCAGGATCGGCGTAGCCAAACCAGTCGCGCGCCGCAGGCGCAGGCAAAAGGAGGACTGACCCATGGCGGTCCAAAAGGCAAAAGACTACATCGGCGTCGCGCGGCAGTGGGCCCTGGGCTCGGTCGCGCTCACTCCGCAGTTCGGGCATGGGCTCGCCGGCGGCGGTATCAAAGTCGCCCTGAGCCAGGAGCCAGACCCGCTGACGAGCGCCTACCTGGCGCGCGCTGGCGCCTACCGAGACAAGGTCGAGAACGGCGCTGAGTATACCGCTCGCGCCTGGGAGAAGAGCGTCGGCCTCTACCTGCTCGCCGCTCTGGGCAGCGTCGCGAGCACCGGCGACGGCGACCCCTACACGCACGCCTTCACGCTGGGCAGCTCGGTCCCCTACCTCACGGTCTTCGAGGCGAAGGGCGACGACACGATCCTCGCCGTCGCCGACTGCAAGCTCGACGAGCTCGCGTTCAACTGGGAGGAGAACCAGCCCGTCGAGCTCGGCGTCAAGCTGGTCGGCACCGAACTCAGCTTCCCGGCGACGTTTGTCGCCGACGTCAATGAGGTCGACACCCACACCTACTTCTCGCCGATCGGCGGGACGTTCAAGCTCGACGTCGACTCCGAGATCCCGGTCACTGCGACGCTCGTCGGCGGCAGCATCACGATCAAGCGCAGCGCCGAGGCAAAGTTCTACTCGGGCGATATCGAGGCCGGCGACGTAGCCGAGAGCTTCTGTGAGGTCGAGGTCGGATTCACCGTCGTCCCCGACGACCTCGACGAGTGGCGGACGATCGTCACCGGCGCCGCCGACGGCACGAGCGCCGCGAACTCCGCAACCTACGGGTCCTTCGAGATGACGTTCGTCTACGGCACCCATTCGCTCAAGTTCGCTGCGGCCGAGGTCGCCTTCATCTGCGATCTGCCCGAGGCCGATCCCGCCGGCGGCGCCGCCGAGGTCGAGCTCTCCGGCCAGTGCTACCTGGCGAGCGGCACGCCGATCACCGTGACGCTCACCAACGCGCACAAGGACTATGACGCCGACCTGGCGGACTCGTGATGAGCGCCAAGACGAAGCTCCCGCGCATGCGGGTCGCCTACTACGACGAGGCGTCCAAGAGCGACGACGTGATCGTCGTCGGCGCCTGGGAACTGACGCTGGCGAATCGCAAGTACGGCGACGGCGCCATCGGCAGCGGCGACCTCGAGGCCATGCTCTACGCCGTCTGGCAGGGCGCGAAGCGCTGCGGCGTCGCGCCCGCCAACGATGACTTCGAGGCCTGGGCGAGCACGGTCGCCATCCTCGAGGAGGACGGCGAGGGGGAATCTCAGGCGCCGCCCGCGACATAGCCGCGGCGGCGCTGACGGCAGGTTTCGGGGTCGATCTCGAGCACTGCGACCCCGAGATACGGCAGGCGGCCTTCGAGCTTCTGCAGAAGCGCGGGGCCCGGGACCGGCACGCGGAGCGCATGGAGCGCCTGCGCGGCGGGAGGATGTGACGCGGGGAGGCGCGCGGGATGCCTGCAGTCTCAACGAAGTTCGACACGAGCGGCGCATTCGGCGCCGAGGTGGTCATCCACGGGCTCGACGCCGTACGCAATGCACTCGAGGAGATCGGTACCGAGGTGCGGCGTGCCTTCGACCGTGAGCTGCGCCAGGCCGTCACGACGGTCGCCAGGACGGCGGCCACCCAGATTGACTCGCGCACCGGGGCGACGGCGGCCGGCTACCAAGTCAAGCGTCGCGGCAGCGCCTATCGCATCGCCAACCGCACCCGCGGCGCCGCCATCCTCGAGTTCGCCGGCAAGGTGAACCCGCAGGGCACCTGCCCGCAAGGCGCCTCTCTCATCCGTACCCTCGACGAGAAGTACGGCCGCCCCGGGCGCGTGCTTTGGGAGTCGTGGGACACGATGCAGCCCTGGGTCATCGACCGCGTGCGCCAGATCGTCGACGACGCCGAGTTGACGATCGAGAGCGCAGGAGTCTGAGCCATGGCTGTCGTCCTCAACATCCTCTCCAAGTTCGACGACCGCGGTATCAAGAGCGCGCAGCGCAACCTCGCCAAGCTCGGTAGTTCGGCCAAGGGCTTTGCCGGTTCGACAAGCGCCGATCTCGTCAAGGCGGGCGCGGGCCTGCAGAGCTTCGGCGACGGCATGGTCAAGACCGGCCGGTCGCTGACCATGGGCCTCACCCTCCCCCTGGCCGCTATCGGCGGCGTCGCGGTGCGCGAGTCGGTGAAGTTCGAGAGTGCCTTCGCCGGCGTGCGCAAGACCGTCGACGCCACGGAGGCAGAGTTCGCGAAGCTCAAGACCGGCATCCGCGACATGGCGAAGGAGATCCCCGCGAGCCGCGAGGCGATCGCTGGCGTCGCCGAGGCGGCTGGGCAGCTCGGTATCAGCAAGGAGCACATCCTCAGTTTCACCCGCACGATGGTCGACCTCGGCGAAGCGACAAACCTGACGAGCGACGAAGCTGCTACCAGCCTCGCGCGCTTCGCGAACATCGTCCAAATGCCGCAGGAGAGCTTCGACCGCCTTGGCTCCTCGATTGTCGCCCTCGGCAACAATATGGCGACGACCGAGTCCGAGATCGTCTCCATGGGCATGCGCATCGCCGGCGCCGGGTCGCAGGTCGGCATGACCGAGCCGCAGATTATGGCCGTCGCAGCCGCGCTGTCTTCGGTCGGCATCGCCGCCGACGCAGGCGGGACCGCGATCTCCAAGACCATGATTGGTATCGAGGCTGCGGTGCAGAGCGGCGGCGACCAACTCAGACTCTGGGCCGAGACGGCCGGCATGAGCGCCAGCGAGTTCGCCGCTGCCTGGAAGAGCGACCCGGCGGCGGCGCTGAACGCCGTCATCACCGGACTCGGCCAGATGGAGGAGCAGGGCGGCTCGACGCTCACGCAGCTCGAGGCGCTCGGCATCACGGAAGTGCGCCAGCGCGACGCCCTGCTGCGCGCTGCTGGCGCCGGCGACCTGCTTACCAGCGCGCTCAAGATCTCAGGCGACGCCTGGGGCGAGAACAACGCCCTCGCGAAAGAGGCTGCAGAGCGCTACAAGACCACAGAATCGCAGCTCTCCATCCTGCGCAACCGCGCGACAGACGCGGCGCTGACCATCGGCGAGCAGCTGGCGCCCTCATTCCTCGGCGTCGTCAAGAGCCTCACCCGCCTCGCCGAGGGGTTCACGAAGCTGCCCCGCGGCTTGCAGGGCTTCATCGTGAAACTGGCCCTCGCCGCAGCCGCAGCGGGACCTCTCCTGATGGTCTTCGGCAAGATCACGCGCTCTGCTGGGACGCTCGTGAAGACTATCGGCAACATCGGGCTCGCCTTCGGTAAGAACGCCGAGGCGGCGCCGCTCTACGCGCGCGCCATCGCCGGCGTGACCAAGAACGCCGGCAAGCTCGGCAAGGCCTTCCTCGAGAACGTCAAGAGCATCGGCAAGCAGTCCGCCGCCCTGGTCGTCAGCGCGGCGAAGAGCGTTGCCCACACCGCGGCCACGGTCGCATCACGCGCCGCGCAGCTCGCCGCTGCTGCGGCCTCGAAGGTCTGGGCCGCCGCGCAGTGGCTCCTCAACGCGGCCATGAGCGCCAACCCGATCGGCCTCGTCGTGGTCGCCATCGCAGGCCTCGTCGCTGCTTTCGTCATCGCCTGGAAGAAGAGCGAGACCTTCCGTAAGATCGTGATCGCGGCATGGAACGCGATCAAGGCCGCGGCAAAGCGCGTCTTCGACTGGATCGCCTCGTACCTGCGGCGCTGGATCTCCACCGTGCGCACCGTGCTGCGCGGTATCGGTGCGGTCGCCGATTGGGTGCGCGGGCAGTGGAACCGGATCCGCGACGGCGCCGCCTCGGCGTTCAACTCGATCGTGAGCTTCGTGCGCGGCCTGCCCGGCCGTATCAAGAGCGCGGTCGGCAGCGGCGCGCGCCTGCTCTACGGTTTCGGAGCCGACATCCTGCGTGGCGTCTGGAACGGCATGAGTTCGATCGCCGGCTGGCTCAAGGACCGCATCTATGGATTCTTCAAGAACCTGCTGCCCGGCTGGGCGCGGAAGGCGCTCGGTATCGACTCGCCGTCCAAGGTCTTCGCCGCTCTCGGCGTGCAGGCCGCCCAGGGCATGGCGGTCGGCCTCGACGCCGGCGCCAAGCTCGTGTCCGCGGCAGCCGAGCGCCTCGCCGGCGCGAGTCTCGGCGGCGGGCAGCTCGCCGTCTCGCTCGCCGGCGCGGGCCCCGCCGGCGGCTCAGTCGTCATCGGCGCGGGCGCCGTGCAGGTCACCGTCAACGTCAGCGGCGGCGGCGACCCGGCCGCCCT